CGCCTCTTTTTCGGCCATAGACATCTTACTGTGGTCGTGAGATTTCATTTCTTCACCATCTGCAACAGAACCAGAAACAAATAACCAGAATACCCACACCATTGCAATGAAAACTTTACCTACCATTATCATTGTAATGCCCGATATACTTCTAACAATTCTTCGTCAGAAATTGGTGTAGATAATGTATAATATCTCTGGTGCCCGACTGTCATAAAAGATTTAATATCAGAAAAACTAGGATATTTCATGAGTAGATTATGAAGAAGATAATCTGGACTCAAATGACAAGATGCACACTGATTATCTTTTGCAAATACCCTTGTTGATTTTTTAAATCGTTCCGATTGGACTAATACTGAATTGAGGTCTTTTTCCATCCATGTGACTTTTTCATTAATATCTGGAATAACCATGAAAATTAAATATACTAATAATCCAATAATCATGTATATCCATAATTTACTTGAAACAACTAGGTCTTTGGTTTCCACCTCTATTTGTTTCACTGGTTCCAACTCCATCACATCAACATTCTCATTTGCTTTTTTCTTTGTTGCTTTTGTTTGTTCAGCCATAATCTACCTCACTTCTTTCCCGCTTCGTTAAGTTTCTTAGTGATTTGTTGTTGAAACCACTTGAGAACTATTGGTATACTTACGTTTGAAGTCAGGCCGAATAGATATCCCACGGGGTATCGATAACTCGCATATGCGGCAAGTTGTGGCACATTTGTAAATACAATAGTTATAAGCAAATACCCTGTCACTGACATTCCCATATTAATTAATAAATCAAGTAGTATTAACCATTTATTGTCTGCATATTTGTCTTTATTGTCTGTTCTATAATTAAATAGAAATATCCAGAATGATGAAAAAATGACTAATCCTATCATCAACAATTCTGAACTATTAAATAAATCATTCATCTTTACGATTCTCTTGTTTGACTAACTTCAACAATTCGGCGGTACTTCCTACGAACAATGCATTAGTCACGTTTTGCGCTCTACCAATATCTTGGCGTTCTTTATCATTTTCTATCTGATTTTTCTTACGATGCAGTTCCATGAGTTTTTCTTGGGCATCGGTCATGTTTTTGAGAAGTTGACCGAATACCTCAAAGGCTCTGGGAGATTCTTCTGCTTTTGCAATTTCCAGAAGTTCTTCCATTGCATCTCTACCTTTTTCAATTACATCATACATATTTTCACGAGCATATTGAAAATCATTATCTTTGTGTTCGTTTTGATTTTCAATTACTATGGGAACATTTGTATTAGTATCCATATTATTTAGAACATTTGTTGGTTGTGTAGATAATTCATCTACCAAATCCAAATGTTTTTCAATTCTCTGTTCTATTATTTTTTTCACTTTCTTCATATATTATTACACTTACGTATCAGTCCCACTCACAGGGTCATGTGTTTTTCCAGCAGGAAAGAACGAAAAGGTTTCACTAAATCCAAAATCTTCATCTGTTATATTTGTAGTTTTTGGTGCAACTGTAGCTCTACTCACTGTAGCTCCTGCAACGGCTTTTTCGTTTGAATCTTCTGTCAAAATCCTCATTCGAGTTGAATCATCATAATCATGACTATCCAATATGAAATAATTTGTTGAATAAGCGGTACTATCTTCTGTAATAATATATACTGGTTCTTCTGCCAATGTATCCGACATAAGATGGGTATCAACTGTGACAGAAGTAATAACTTTTGCATTATCGGCAACATCTGGATATAGATAACTTTTCATGAGAAAACTCAATGTCCAAATAATTGAACGCCGAGTTGCAAAATCACCTTCGTATGAATCTTCACTTGTTACCGAATTGAGAACCAATGGTATATCCATCTTTATGCCCATGGAAGATACCAATGACATTGTAACTGTAAATTCGGGTGTAAAAAATGGAAGAATTTGTTCTAAGATTTGTGTTCCATCTTCTGCATTTTTTACAAAAATATAAAGTGAAAAGTCATAATTATAAGGAACTGGATTGTATTGTTTTTTCAATCCTGTCGTTCCACTTTTCACCTTGCGCCCCACCGTATTGAGTTTTCTCATACCATCATACGACATTGCAGTCAACTCAAACCCCATCCTTGGAACAGTCAATGCTACTTTTGGATTGAGACTTGGGTCACCACTAATACGAACCAACATTTTGTCTTTAGGCCCGTAAGAAAGTGGAATTTTCAAAGATTCCACAACTGCACCCGATGAATCTGTTCGCCGAACTTCTATATTATTAAAAAGAGAACCAAACGCCACCACCATCTTCCGACTAGTTTGGTGATAAAAATATGTTCCAAACATTATGGATTTTCCCCAAATGGATTAGATTCTGTGAAATCAAATACTGAATCTGCATCAATTTCAAATTGTTTATTACTAGAAACTTGAGTTGATGTCGAATCATCAATAGTCTGTAGTGTTTCTGTTGTTTCAGTCGTTGTTTGTGCAACCGAATAAGTTCCAGTAGCAAGAGAATCTGCACCTGTAACAATTTCACCAATAGTAAAATTTCCAGTAAGATTGATGAGGTAAAGATAACTCGTAGACGAATCCCATCTTGCAACTTCCGCTGTCTTAGAAGAAGTTCCTCCTGTAACAGTTTCCCCTTCTGTAAATGTTCCAGAAACAGAAGTCAATTCAAATGTGCGAACCAATGATTGTTTCTGTTCAATTACATCAACCTCTTCTATACCAGTATCAATTTTCTCATCAGAATATGTAAAAAGTTCACAAGTCAAATCAAATGTTGGAAGAGCCCCTGTCTGATAAAAAGGAGTTTCGTGTTCAACAAACATTATCTGAAAAAGTTTTTCTGTCAGGGGAAAATAAATTAAATCACCTTCTTTCGGGCGAGTTCCAATATCCAACCCCTCCCAGGCCCGTCTTGCAAGTGAAAATACTATTTGGTCACGAACTTCTAAACCAAATTTTGAAATCAAATCTCCTTCACCTTCAAATCCATCAATTGATTTAATAAACATTTCAACCGAATGTGCATCTTTATATTCTGAAATAGAATCTTCACCTAAAATAGTATCTTCATTTACAAGTGTTCTGGGTATATAAGAAACATCATGACCATAAATTTGAATGGCTTCTGACACTAAAGAATGAAGTAATTCCTGTTCATTTTTAGCATCAAAGTTGCGAAAGTATGAATTTGTTGGCATTTCATCCTACGTAAAAGTTATCTGGCAACTGATAACGCATTTGCATTTCTTCTTCCAATTTTTCAAGTTCTGAATTGCCGTCATCGTATAATTGTCTGCCGTTTAGTGTTGCTCCCCCTGGCAATTGCACTCCTTCATATTTAATAAGATTTGCACCCCATTGTTTCTTAAAAAGAGAAGTGACATATTTTTTCAGAAATATATCATTATAAAGTTCTGTATAAGTTGTTCCATCTATTTTTTTATAAACCTGTGCAATTATTGCATCTCCAATATCTACCGCTGTATCCCAATCCATATCAATGTATAATTTGTCCGTCAATCGGTTGAAACGAACCTGTCTTGTTCCCGAACCACTAAAAACTTGATTGAGAAGAGATAGATTTTGTCTGCCCGTTACATAATTTGCGAGGCCTGCACCAGAACCACTAAGTAAATGTGGCAGTTCATTTAAACGAAATTGATATTCAAAGGAAAACATATCATTGTCAGATAGTCCTTTACTGACAGGTAGAACATCTGAAATTCCAATGATTGTATCATCAACAGAAAGAGCTTTTGTATCCATATTTCCAAAAACAACAGCAGTTGCTTGAGTTGCATGGACCGTAGCAGTAGCAGCAGACGAAGAACCTGTTACAGTCTCTCCTGCTGAAAAAGTATTTGCAACCGTATTTGCAGCACGAATACCATTTCCATCTTTGTGTTTCTTGAATTTAAGAACAGTAGTAGAAGTAACATCGTGAATTGTTGCAGTTGCATTTGAAGTTCCACCAGTAATTGTTTCACCATCAGTAAATGTACCAGTTGATGCACTTGCAAAAGTAAGTGTACTGGGTTCGACCAATTCTACAATAAAATCTAATTGTGTTCCATCAAAATGATATTCTTGAAAGTATTGGATTGATTCCTCAATCAAGTCATCCAGTTGTTCGTCTGCAAGATTCACCTCAACTACAGGTTTCCCAAGTTTTCTCAGTGCATATTCTTTTAATTCGGCGGTTGATGCTGGTTGTGTAGAAGACATATTTTTTATCCGTTGTTAATTTCAGCGGAAGGGCTAACTGTAATCAAACCTTCTGCAAGTCGTTCTTTTACTGTACCTCCACTTTGTGTGTAGGTTA